TTTTAGAGTATTTTGCGACTTGGAGCCGATGATGTTGCTGAAACTTTCATACCCTTGAGTCCGACATTCTTACCAAGACCATTTCGTGCAGCCCATGCGTTAAACGCTGCTGGGTCACGAGTATAATCTGGTATGCCTTCTTCAAGTGCACCAGCAAAACCACCTTGTCCAGGTCTTAAACCAGAACCACTGTTCCCGCTACTCTGGCGAAGAAGTTTAGGATTACCCTGAGCGACTTCATTTACGAGACCATTGATTGTTAGAGGAGAACCATCTATACCATAGCGTTCACGACCCTTGTTATCTACAATTGCATAGGTACCATCATCGTACCATTCAATGTTTGACTTTACTTTAGTTAAAGCGTAGTCAAGTAGATCGGAGTCAAATCGTTCACCCATTGCTCGTTGAATCTCTGAGTCCAAGTCACGCTCTCTCAACTTTTGTTCCTTCATAGAAAGGTCCTGTTGGAGACGATTGAACTGTTCATGCAAGTCATTTGTAGTGACACGATTAGAGCGTCTATCGGTATTCTGTTGTTCTACTGGCTGTGCGTTGCCACCGCTGGTTTGTTGAGCAGATGTTCTTGCCATGAAACTTAACGCTGCTTCTACTGATTCAAAGTTCTGTCCACTCGCATTGCTGAGAGCATTTAGAATTGAATTAGTGGTGCTTTTACGGATTGCACCTGCATTAACATTCTGTTCAGTATTGTTACCAGTTGCCTGGTCCTGCATTACTTCAGGGGCTTGTTCGTTGCCAACGAAAGTATCTTCATTCATTTTAATTGTTCCTTAGTTGTTCGTAACTACCGAGTTGTATTGTATTTATTCTATTCAAAAAATAGAATTATCTACCTGTGTTTACCCCACCAGTCAACTGTACTGCAATTGCTTGCTGAGGTGTATATGTTATTCCTAGATTAGTGATGGGCGTTCCTGCACCACCAAGTAATGTAGAATTATCATCGTTTCCACCAGCGTCTTCACTGGCTTGTTCCATATTGCTGTCATCATCTTCATCGTATTCTCTCTCTACAGGGATCATACTTGGCATGAGGTCACGACTCAATACTTCTTGATTAGTTTCTGTCATCAAGCCCTTTAGTGCAGGGTCTTGAATAGTGTCAATGTATAGTTGCTCATAGTCAGCAATTTGTGTAGAAGGTGCAAGCATACCAATAATTTCTTTATTGACTAGTGCATTGATTACTGGGTCTTCTGGAGACAATGCTTTTGCTTCTTTGATTAATGCTAATCTATAGTTGGTATCGTGGCTTTCATAGTCAGTATTGTATCTGACTTCGCCTGCCCAACGCATATCCATATAACGAGCAGCATATGTAAGAATAGTTTCTTCTGCTGCTTCCATCAATCTTGCTTTTGCTTTTGCAAGTCTATGCAACTGCTTGCGTTCTTCAATGATGGCAACTCCTGATGCGATTTGATTCTTAGTGTTGCGTAAACCACCTAAGCCAGTTAACGCTTCAATCTGTTCTAGAATGTTATCTTGCTTCTTGATGATTGTAAGAACATCGCCAGTATCAATAGTGATGGCTTCAATCTGCCCCTCACTTGCACGAACGATTGCACCAGAGTGTACTGGGACTTTGACGCCAGGCTCTGCACGAATGATTGTGTGAGCAAACTGAACAGCACTGTATGCTTCGCATTCTAGTTTATAATGTTCTCGTTGTGCATCTGTTGCGCTGTCAATGTCTGATACGCCTAAGTCAATTCTGCGTGGGTCACGACGACCGTAAGCAATGAATACTGGGATAGACATTCCTAGTGGGAACACGCCTTCACCAATAAGTTCTGCTGGTGCATTTAATTGAATAGTGTTTGCATTCTTCTCAACTTTGTATGATTTGTAATACGAAGGATTATTTGAATCACCTAAGTGATAGCATTTGATGTAGTAACAATTCTCATCTTCCATCTCAAGTATCTTAACATGCTTAAGAATAGGTCTGCCACCGTAATAGTCAAACTCCCAGTCCCATACATTGAGGGGCTGTATAGCGACAGTATAGGGGCGACCCAATGTACCGTCGCCTGCTTGTGGCATGTCAACTGCAATCCAGCAATGTCCGTAGATGCTTGTTAAATCACCTACTTGTTCCATAAATGCTGTCAAACTACTGTTGTTTAAGTCAGCGTCAAGTAGGAATAAGTCTGCCCACTCAGCATTTTTAGGGTTGATGAACGAACCAGCGGGTGTACAGAACTGTAGATTGCGCTTTACACCTGGGTCAAACAGTACATCGTTGATGGTGTCTACAATATAACGGCAAATAGGCTGTGCAATTGTGTTATTAATCAAGTCAATCCATAGATTGCTGTCTTCACTTGGGCGTTTCTTACGCACATACTGTTTAAAACTGTAACCACCGAGATATGCCAACTGGTAGGCAAGCATTTGCTCGTAAATTACATTATAAACAGGATTTTTCTTCAGTAAATCTGAATTATTCATAGATTATTGTCTCTCATATATGAGTGTAGAACACATTGCGCTTAGTGTATTTATACTTCACGGCTTATGTTTACACTTATCATTGTGGTTTCTTGCTAATGTGTTTACTGGTTTAACTACACCACAATGTTTGCAAGTCCCTAACTTGTGTTTGTACCCTAACATAGCCCTAGCAGATCTGCCTTTAGCAACCATATCTTGTGCATTGTCTTTCAATGTGCCAGCCCATAGATGTTTTGGGTTAACACATATTGGATTGTCACATTTATGACACACGCACATACCTGCTGGTATAGGTCCATTAAACAATTCATAACTTACTCTGTGTGCTGTACGCATTCCGCTAGAACTGAAACGAAACATTCCATATCCGATGTTGTTAACTGAGTGTGTCCACTCCCAACAGTCTGTTACTTCATTGATTACATATTTCTTGTTGAATCGTTGTAATGGTGTTTCAATAGAAACTCTTCCTCTACCTGCCATAAGTTATCTCCTTAAGTCTATTTATACTAGGCCCAAGTCATGAAGTCTTCATCTTGTTCACCCTTTAGTATTTCTTCCCAAGTAGGACCACCGGGGTAAAGAGGACTATGAGGCATGTAATCAGCCCCAGGGTTGTTTGCACGGGATAGGCGTTGATCAGAGTTAACATACTCTGATATGCCAATGGTGTGATGATGAATGGGGAAAAGGTGGTGTATGCCATATCTAATTGAATCTCCTAAGCCGTCTATGTGGGCGTATTTTTGTTCTGTATACTTTACTAATTTCTTGCGTGTACCGTCTTCAAAGTGGTAAGTCTGTAGTGCTTCTAATAATTTCTTATCATTAGGGTCTACAATAAGTCCACCTCTGTTGATGAATCCATTGCTCGTATTATCTGTGTCAGTGATAAGGGGGTTTGATTTCCTACTGTTGACGATTGTAAATCCATACTTCTCAAGTAAGACTCTATCAGTGATACCAAAGGGCGAAGTTGTATCTCTATTCGCTTGAGTTCCTGACATATCAATGACTGCGTTAATTCGTCTTCTGGGGAAGTCTTGTCTGATAGCCTGCGCAAGTCCTTCAGTCCCGCAGTCAGGTATTGCATAAGATTTAAGTATTTCAATAGTTCCGTCTGGCTTTCCTGCATTTGTCACCTGTGCTACTGTTGCACACATGACACGCTTATTGAAGTCATGAAAGGTGTACAAGTCTTGTTGTTTGTCTATTATTTCTCTACAATACTTATGTCTGTCCCAAGTGTAGAAGAACTGGTCTGCTACTGATTCCCACTGACACATATAGTCTTGATTGAACTTGAGGGGACTTAGTATTCGCTTTTGTTCGTCAATGAAGTCACGATTACCGCTACGCATTTCTTCATAGTTTAAATGTCTAACAATATATTTTGCTGGCATTTCTAGTGCCATCTTAAACAAATCATACAGTGGCCCTGCACCGTTAGGCGTACTGATAACAATCAATCTACCTTGTGTATCTGGCTGACCCACTTTAGGTCTAAGTCTGTTTGTGATTTCTTGCAATGTCTCAGATGTATAGAGGGCTGCTTCGTCTGCTACCCACACGCCAACATTGAGACCTCTTAAGTTCTCTCTTTGTTCTGCTGATTTACAACGAATGAACACGCCACCTGGAAACTTAATCGTAAGTTCACTGTTGTTAATGTCTTTGCCATCTACTAAGCCAAAGTATTCTATGCACGACTTCTTTAACGGTTCCCATATCAATGACTTAATCATTGACCCAGTAGGCGCACTATAGATAATGTCTTTACCCTTGTGATACTTTTCATCACTCGCAAATATAGGCAGTGCAATAGCGGCAAGAAATGTCTTACCACTACCAACAGGCACAATGTCTATACAGTGCTTATCAGTCTGTAGCCAATCTTGAAATATAGTTGACTGTTGACCAAATAAAGGTATCTCTATTTGATTCTTCATTTTTTCTCAATTGAAGTAAACTTTACCGGAAGTGCTGTTTTGCTTTCCCATTCAGGCAACTCTTTAGTTGGGAATGAGAACACATTAGTCATCGCTTGACCCAATGTAGTGTGGTCAATCTCATGCTTCTCTGCAATAACTTTACCAAGAATCATCTTCTCATAGTTCTGTCTTGCAGGCATATCAGCAGCAAGAATAGTCAATGCATATCCTTCTGCTAATAGTTCTTCAAAGGGTTTACCACAAGTTTTCTTGATTGAATCAAGTACCTTCTCAGCAGTTAGTTTACTCGTTGACCCTTTAGGTCTACCAGCACCTGGGCGTCTACCGCCATTTATTTTACTCATAGTATTGCTCCTATTCCTAATCCAATCAAGAGCCCAGCAATGAACTCAGGCAGTAGGAATCTAATCTCAGTTAGACTTGGCAATTGCATGTCTAAACTTGCTTTCTAATTGCGGGTGCAACTGATTATTTGGTACATACTTACGCAATTCATCACGCAAATATGTAAGTTCTTTACTGTCACGATTAGCCATTGCTTTATAGATAATGTAGAACTTATTCTGGCAGCACAAATGTTTTGCCAACGATTCAATACCAATAGTAACACCTTCAGTTACAATATCGGTCTGCTGTTCAGGCTTAGTCTGTTCTACGATATGTTCTTCAATGTGTTCTGCAAGTTCTTCATCACAGCAAGGCTCAATGCCTTCTTCGCAATTGTCGCAGCAATCTTCTTCTTTAATCATTTTATTAATCCTTCTTGGCGTAGTATTTTAGTAGCCCAGGTAAGTCCAGCGTTGCCTCCCCACATAAGATAGGCTTGTGTACCTGGAGTAGGGCTACCTGGTTCGTAATATACTTCTGCTCGTTTAAGAAAACTATAGGTTCTTTTAACTGTATCTAATGTTACATTCTCACGCTTGATGAACTGATTCGCTCTTGCAAGCCCTACACTTGTGCCACCTTTGTTACTGGGTGTTGCTTTGTCACGCATATTCATTCCTGCTTGTGCGTTGTCAGCCATTGCTTGTGTAGGTTTGTAACTCATTAGATGTACACCTTTTCGTAATCATCAGCGTTATCTTCTGGGTCTAATCCATCCCAATAACTACCATCATCAATCTTCTTGTACTTCAACTTACCGAATACTGTTAACCACTTCTGGTTCTTTGCGTTCCATGCTTTACAAATGTCAAGGAAGCGTTCGCTACCCAACATCAACTGTAACTGTGTTTTACAGTCTGTGACTGATGGGTTACTATCTCCAATACTTTTCTCAAGAATGTACATATGGTCAATGCACTTGTCAACCTCAATCTCAGTCATGTAGGGACTAAGTTCTACTACCATCTTGTTGAAGTTAGCAATGTGACTAACATTCATTGGGCGGTCAAGCAAACTCTTTAAGGGTCTATTAGTGTTTTGTGACATTAGTTCCAACTCCTGGTCCAGTAGGGGTCACATATGATGTATTCAATGGTACAACACCCTTAAGTTCTGCGGCTTTGTCCTTTAACATTTGTTCTGTAACGAATGCACCTAAGAACTCATACACAGTTGTAAGTCCCAACATCTTTAAGTCAAAGATACGCTGGTTCTCATCACTCAAAGTGCTAACATCCATTTCTTGCATTTGCTCAACTGACTTAGCAATGTCTTTCATAAGTGGCTGAATGCTCACATACAAATGTCCATCGCCGCCTTTCATTAGTTTATAGGTATAATCAATACCCTCGTTCACTTGTTCACTCATATTAATCCTTATCTACGCTTACGCTTCATATCATATTCAATGTCTTTGGTGACACGACGACCGGCTCGCTCTGCTTTAGCATCACGCATTCTTGCAGGCTCACGAGTACCGCTACGCATATCATCATATTCAATATCTCGTGCAACTTGACGACCGGCTCTTTCAGCCTTGTTATCTTCTTTGCTACGATATCCTGATGCATACATTGCACGACCCTGCTTTTCAGCCTCATCACGAGTCTTGTACATCTTACCGCTATCACCGTAGCGATACATTGTCATTCCACCTCTAGTAATCTTTTGTACTGGCATTTTACTTTCCTTTTACTTTAACACATTTGTCTTTGCCGCCCTTAGTGCCGGCATAACGATAACCTTCCCAACAGGCTTTGCCATCAGCGCCCTTCTTCTTGCCACTTGACTGGGCTTCTTCTCTAGTCTTGTAGAGTTTACCATCTTGTCCTTGACGAAAGAATGATTGTCCACCTTTTGTAATTCTTTGAATGAGCATGTGTTCTCCTAACTTTAGTTTCTTTTTAGTATTTATAGTTAAACATTGTTCTTCATGATTGGAGCAGTACTTTTCAGTCTTAAATGTTTTCTCACAATGGTCGCAACCATATGCAAACAACTTCCAAACATCATTTTTTCTTTGTAGTATTTCCCTCATCATGGTCTTTATAGTTGGCCAGTATAGTTGCTGATATCTTCCAAGAAGGGTAACCTAACTCTTGCATCAATGCTTTCATTAGTCTTTCGTGGCGTTTGACTTGTTCTTTGTGTGTTTTGATTTGCTTCTTCTGCAAGTCTACGGTCTTTTGTAATATCTTAATGTTAATGCGTTCAATTGTTTCGGTTAGTGCTTTCATTAGTTGTCTCCTAGCATTGTTTGGAAATGGTCAGTGTAATGTAGTAAGTAAGTTGCTTTCGCAATAGGGTTGTTAACAAGTTCATCGGGTGATTCAGCAGTATCCCACACATCTAATGGCATGTAATACATAATCATGTCATCTGTTTCTACATAGATGTTATCGTCTTCCGCATCGTGAAAGTTAACTATTCTTACCATTACATTGACCCTTGTCTTTTCAATTGTTCTAACTGTGCCATGGCCTTGTGATAAACATTTTGGTTCGCTGCTTTACGGCTCTGACTCTGCTTTAATTTGCTTTCTTCTGAGTTGTTACCCATGCCATTCTCTCTGCGTCTTTCCCAGGCTAATGACATGTTCTTCTTATGTTCTTCTGACTTCGGTACACCTAACTTTGCTTCACGCATCTTTTGTTTGTGTTCATCAGTCTTGGGTACGCCTTGACATACAGCACGAATAGCGGTGACAACATTATTATAGTGTTCACTACTTAGTTTACCTGTACCGCGCACCCACGAGGTGTAACCCTGCTCAGTAATGTCTGAGGGGTCTTCATGGTTCTCAA